GTCGAGGGCATGACCAAGCAAGGTGATAGGTAGGATGAAAGAAATATTTCTTGTATGCAGTTTTGAAGGTATATATATAAGGTAAAAAGCAATCAACATATGTTGGTTGCTTTTTTTACAGAAAAAATATCAGTGAGAGAATTTTTATATTTATTTACAACAAGATTTATGATCAAATTCAGGATTAAATGCGTAGAAGTTTTTACTATCTAATTTATCCTGGACAATTCTGAGGCTTTCTCCAAAACGTTGATAATGAACAATTTCACGTTCGCGAAGGAATCGGATCGGATCACAGACTTCAGGATCTTTAATAAGACGCAAAATATTATCATAGGTAGTACGGGCTTTTTGTTCGGCAGCCATATCTTCATGAAGATCTGTGATAGGGTCACCTTTAGACTGGAAAGTTGTAGCACTCCAAGGAGTTCCACTGGCAGCCTGTGGCCAAAGAGCAAGTGTATGGTCAACATAATATTTATCAAAACCGGATTTTTCAAGCTGTTCCGGAGTCAGATTGCGTGTGAGCTGGTGTACAATGGCGCATACGATTTCCATATGGGCAAATTCTTCGGTAGCAATGTCTGTTAGTGTGCCAATTACTTCATTATAAGGCATGGTATATCTCTGAGAAAAATATCTCAAAGAAGCTCCTAATTCTCCATCCGGTCCACCGAACTTCAATAACGTATAAAGTGCCCGTAAACCCTTGATTTTTTACTGGGTTTGCGGGCATTCTTAACGACATAGAAAAAAATAAATTTTCAAAGAATCCGACTCTTTATCATAAATGATCTTATCAACGATCTGTTTCAGAGCTTCGTTCTTCTGAGCGTATGTATAACTATCTGAGACAAGAATATCATAGACGCTTCGAACTTTCAATAACATATCGCCGGTTGGATCCTGATCCGGTTCCGGATTTTGTCCTTCCAGTTCTTTTAATTGTTCTTCCAAATTATCCCGTTCTTTTTGAAGAATTGCTTTATTGTTTTTATATTCCTCCAGAGTGTCGATTCCTTCCCTGTAGGAAGCCTTTATTCGTTCCTCTTTGCTAGATAAACTGTTTAAGCGATCTCTTATAATACTTCGTTCGTCAACGGCTTCTGTGGGCTGATAATCGTGTAATTCATAGGAAATATTTCCGGTATCCAGGACCTCTTTGATACTGGCTAAAACTTCCGGCTCCAGCACCAATGAACTCACACCGTGAGCTTTATCACATTGTCCGTGAGCATATCCGTAGCAAGAGAAGTAGGCGTACTTTTCGCCATTGACTCTTTTTTGAGTGCAGGCAGATAATGTCTTTCCACAAGCAGGGCATTTCATAAGCCCGGAAAGCCAGTGCTTATATGTAGAGGATGGACGTTCTCGCCGTCGGGATGGTCGGCGGGTTGTTTTCAGCCGTTCCTGTGTGGCATCAAATAATTCCTGTGAAATGATAGCGGGGTGCTGCCCCTGGCTTACAATCCATTCATCCTTATTTTTGATACTGTGTGTTGCGTTTTCCGTCTTATTCCAATGGATCATTCCACAATAGGTGGGATTCTTCAGCATGTATTCGACCGTGCGCCGTTCGAAGAGATTTCCACGAATTGTCCGGAATCCCAAGTTGTTCAGATACCGGGCAATGTCAAATACACTTAATTTTTCATTTACATACATGTTAAATACGTGCCGGACGATATCTGCTTTTTCTGGATCAATAACAAGTGTCTTATCAATCGTCTTATAACCAAATGGTGCAGCTCCCTGAAAAGCTCCACGAGCTGCATTTTCTTTCATGCCGCGGAGAACTTCGCCGGATAACCGAATAGAATAATATTCGTCCATCCACTCGATGATACGTTCGATCAGGCTGCCAAAGGGATTATCGGAGAGTGGCTCGGATACGCTCACGACATCTACATTGTGCTGTTTTTTTAAAAGAGACTTGTATACGATGGATTCTTCCTGATTCCGGGCAAATCGTGAAAACTTCCATACCAGGATCTGATCAACCGGATGATCATCACTTTTGGCCAGTCCGATCATCTCCTGGAAGCCGGGACGCTTATTGGCTTTTCTTCCGGAGATACCTAGGTCCGTGAAGATCTTCAGGATTACAATATTGTTCTTGGCTGCATAGTCCCGGAGGAGGTGCTCCTGGGAGTCCGGGGAGATCTCTTCCTGATCATGAGTGGATACTCGGATGTAGCCGTATGCATATTTTACGCTCATTGTATCACCTTTCCTTCTTAAGTGTACGTAAAAATGGGTACAAAAATAACACCTATGCAGGTGCCAGGGAAATGTGATATAATATTCTTGTTGAGGGATTATTATATCGTGCCTCGGCACTGTATAGTATTCATTAAGCCGTCTCTGTTGGTAGCAGGGGCGGTTTTTTATTTCAACAGATCTGCAATGCAGATTTTAAGATCGCCATATATTCCGACCTTCACATAATCATCAAACGGAATAATGATCGGTGCAACATCATCATCATACCGATAAACGGTAGTCCGCTTTATTGCCGGATCCACAATCCAGTACTCTCGAACATCTGAATTGGTATAGAGGGTATTCTTTAACGAATAATCCATTTTCCGGCTGCTTGGAGATACGATTTCAATCACGAAGTCCGGTGCCCCCTCGCATCCACGGTGTGAGATCTTGCTTTTGTCGCAGACGACACTGATGTCTGGCTCTACATAAGTTGTATCATCTTCATTTAGAAATACTGCAAATGGAGCAGGGTAGACCTTGCATGGCCCACCTTTCTTTTTAACATAATCTCTGAGTGTTGCGGAAAGTTCCATTACAAGTTCTTGATGTAATGGACTTGGCGGTGCCATGTCGTAGATCTGTCCGTCAATGAGTTCGGCTCTTTTTCCTTCCGGAAGAGCGTAGATATCTTCAATGGTATAATGGTCATCTTTTAATAATGGCATGTGATCACATCCTTTCGTGGGTGATGATAGGCTTGAAATATCTAATTCATTTCTTGCTGCATTTTCAAGCTTATCCTGTATTGTTCCGCATCTGGAACATCAATAAACTCAACTGTCTTATCAAAATTTTTCTTTACAACATCCTTTATTTCGTTAAGTGTTACATGGAAAAATTCTCTACGTGTATTAACCATATTAAGTTTTCTGTCTTCAAAAGCTTTATGCAAAGCTGTCTCCAATGCAGGAGCATCATCAGAAAAAATCATGGCATGTACGTCAAAGTTAAATGGAACCGATGCATCACCGAGTTCATCAACTCGATCTTGAGGATCCAAGCGCCTTGTCATACCAATTTTGTAAACATCTGGACCAAATGCTCCGATATTAGATATTACATAAACATATCCAGCTCTTTGATTTGCTTCACGATAATCGATATCCTTTATTGCCTTATCAATGTCTTTCAATTGATTTTCAAGTTCGGCTTTTTTGGATAGAAGAGCTTCATCATCAGGAGAGTGTTCTAACTGCTTCATAAGACGGTCATAAGCGGTTTGATAATGAGTTTGCTCTTTCTCAATTTTCTTTCTCTGAGCTTCTATTTCTTTCTGGAGTCTGGCTGCTTCTCGCATTTCAGCACGTGCTGCTTTTTGAGCTTCTTTTTCTTCTTGTTTCTTTTGTTGATATTCAAAAGCTAAGCGAAGTTCTTCTACCTTTAAGTTTAGATATGCATGTTTTATGGAAATGTCCATAATAGTTCCTAACTTCGAGATAACTTCAGCTGATTTGTAAATTCGATTTAACGATGCGTCATAATTAGTATATTTTACTTTTGAGATAAGTTCATCACATTCGGTATTGAATGCACGGAGCAGGAGCTTTTGTGTATCGTTGACCATTTTTCTACCTTTTGAAACGCTTCCGTTTACTTGCCAGTTGGTATTTCCAGTCACAGCATCTTTATTTTTTATGAGAGCCTTTTGCCTTGAACGTATCTCGGCTAATTTTTCTTTGTAGTCAAGTGCGTTTGCAAAGTTGTAATGTGGACGGTATAATCCAAAATCCTGAACAAGAATTTCATCGTCCAAATCAATGATCTGCTTTTCTCGATTTTTTATTTCGAGATCCAATTGTTCAATATTAGACCTGCGCTGTGTAATATCGGATTCAATATCTTTTATGTTATTTTCTAAAGTTGATTTTTGAGCGTTGAGCTTTCCAATGCGTTCATGGAGCTTTTGAGCATTTTGCATCTCTGGTGTAAGCAAGGATTGTGCATGGCTCAACTCGTCTTGTAAACGAATATTCTCTTGCTTAAGCTCTTCAATTTCAGCTTTGAATTGTCCGGTCTTGAAAATATCGCCTAATCCCATATGTATACCTCTTTTCTTAAGTACAGTTTGTTTGATTGCATCTCCGCCATACAAATACTTTCGTATCAAGAGGGCAGTGTATTTATGGTTAGAGATACTGTGTGAATCAAATTAGTTATCTATAAGCTTTAATTCTTCGGCAGTAGGAGTACGGCCGGCTTTCTTTATCATTCTGGCTAATCGCCCTTTCATGTTTTCGGCATAAGCACCGTATAATAAAGCATCAGTACATACCGAAACGGCTTTTTCATACAATTTATTCTTTTCATATAGCATAGCTAAACGCTTAAAAGCCGGTGCATTTGGTGGAGGAGTTTCGCCATAAGAGTTTTCAATGGTTGCCATCTGCTTATATAAAGATATATTATCTTTACAAAGTTGTTCAAACTTTTCAGCGCGCTTTCCAGTATAATTTTTAAGATTATACATTATCGACCATTGCTCTTCGATTTTCTCCATTTGCGGGTAGTATTTATCCGTAATTTTTCGATGATCTATGTCTGACCAAGCATCTTCGGCCCACTTTCCTTTTGCGTTATCACTGTATTCTCTGGAAGGCTGTCCTAATAAAAATTTAAATAATCCCATTTACTATCACCTGTCTATGATTTATAAGTCATCACCATATAGATAGTGATGCTCAGCTCTTTGGAACATATCACAATGTTCCTGAATAAATTCAACACGTTTCTGATCACGAGCAATCCGCTTCTTTAATCGTCTTTGTTCCGCTTGCAGTTGCTTGATGCGATCAAGATAGATTTGAGCCGGTTCTGGATCTTTGTGTGGATGATGAGCATAGTATTCAATTTCTTGTACATTACCTTTTAAAAAGTCATCATTTGTTATATGGCTCATAGCATGCTCATATGCCTTAAGCTGAGATTCATAATTCAATCCGGCATTAATCAGTATCGTGTAGCTTCCGTCTTCGTTCGGAACAACCATTTCATTTCCTTTTTTACTAGGAAAATCCATAAGAACGACATTAACATCCGGTGTCGTCAATATCACCACGTTCCTTTCGTTTAAGCGCGAGAGCCATGCTATGCAGAGCTTTTAAGTCGTCCGGATCCATATCTTTCTGGACATCGAACAGCGCTTTCAGTTCTTTGTTTTCAAATATCTCTTGTGCTACCTGTGCAGTTTCATCATTTAAATAATACTTTTCTGTATCTGATTCATTTCCTGTCATTAAATAGTCGACAGATACATTGAAGTAATCAGCAATTTTCTTTATTTTCGTAGCATTAGGTGTACTGTTTCCTAATTTACTGATATACCCCTTTCCGAATCCAAGAGTTTCTTCGAGCTTGTTCATTGATATTCCATAGTCTTTGCACAAGCTTTTAATACGTTCTTTCATATTTTTGGGCCCTTTCTGAAAAAATCGCAAAAACTTCTTGACATTCTGAATATATCGCGTATAATAAAATTACAAGTTCTGAAAAAATCGCAAAAATAATCAGAATGGCAAATATGCTATTTATTTGTTTGTGGTAATTCAAATTATAGGATATTTTCAGAAGTTAGTCAATAATATTTAGTGATTTTTTCAGAACTTATATTGAAAAAGGAGGTGTGAATTTGATTTACGAAAATATTTGTAAACTTGCAAAAGAACGTGGGATTTCGATTAACAAGTTAGAGGAAAAAGCAAATGTATCGACGGGCAGTATTTGCAAATGGGGAAATAGTGTAAGTCCAACAGTTAAAAACATTAAGAAAGTAGCCGATATTCTGAAATGTACTGTGGATGAATTGATTTCAGCAACAGATGAAACAGGTTCAAAAAAAGGAGGATGTAATGAACGAAGTATTAAAGATTAATTATGAAGCAGAACAGCCAACAGTATCAGCAAGAGAATTACATGAAGCTTTGGGGATAAGCAAAAGATTTTCTGCATGGTTTGAAGTGAACAGCAAAGGCTTTATTGCAGGACAAGATTTTACAAGTGTACTTTCGGGTACGGTTGTAAATAATGGAGCAACAAGAGAGATTCAAGACTACAACATTTCAACAGAAATGGCAAAACATATCTGCTTAATGAGCAGGACAGAAAAAGGAATGCAATGTAGACAGTATTTCATAGATCTTGAGAAAGCCTGGAACACGCCGGAGCAGATTATGGCAAGAGCATTAAAGATGGCGAACCATTCGATCGAGTCCTTGAAAGACAGATGTAAATTCCTTGGCGAACAGGTAGTTGAACAACAGCAGATTATCACAGAACTGCAACCCAAAGCCAATTATGTGGATATGATTCTACAGTCAAAGTCTCTGGTAACTATTACACAGATTGCCAAAGACTATGGAATGAGTGGAAGAAAACTGAACAAGATTCTCAAGGAATTGAAGATTCAGTATAAGGTCGGCGGGCAGTGGGTGCTGTACTCAAAATATCAGAATGGTGGATATGTACATAGCCGAACCATTGATATTACAAGAACTGACGGTAGAGCAGATGTCACGATGCAGACTGAATGGACACAGAAAGGTAGACTTTTCTTATATGAGGAATTGAAGAAGCATGGATATGTTCCGGTGATTGAACAGGCTGCGTAATGATTACTTATTTGCAACAGATGAAACAGGTTCAGAAGAAGGGAGGGAGTAAATGAAGAGTGAAGATGAACGCAAGTGGTTTGATTTTCATGGAATCCAACCGGAACTGGCAGAGCTGTATCGTTATTTTGATAGAACGGTCTTGTGCTATCGGATAATTATTGCAGTGTTACTTGGAATCATAGCGATACTACTACTTAAGTAAAGAGTTCGTAATTAAAGAAGCGATAACAGCAGCGACAATAGAAATAAATAATTGCTAGACCTTAGTATCGTAAAATTGTTTCCGTTTCCATGTACGGTAACGCCGATAATTGTCAGTAAGGTAATAGACACAAGGTTGCGGATGTTCATTCTTTAATGTGTCTGTAAATTCATAAGGGGAATAGATGAACTTATACACATGACTTAAGTTATAACAATCTTGTCCAATGAATTTAGCAGAAACAGGGTGAATAAAACGCATTGTAAAGAGTTTGGCACGTTCTCGAAAAATAAGTGTGATTTTTGAATAATCCATATTTATTTCCTTTCGTTATTTGATAGGAAAATTATACCAGAGAACCGCAACAAGTACAAACAGTGATACATAACCTATAAAGAGGTGATGCAGTTTGAAACATATTAACATCGTGATCATCGATGGAGTAGAGAGAGACATGGCTACATTATCTGCAGAGGACCGAGAAAAAATCGTGAATGAGCTGAATCGTGTAGCTGTTGGATATCTGGGATACCAGAAAGAGAAAACCGCTTAGGCGGTAGTGGAGGTGGACAAGCATGAAAAGAAGAGGATCGAGAACAAAATGGCAGAGAATTATCAGAGAAACGGTGTTTGAGATCCTGATCGGCGCCGCAATCGGACTTGCATTTGACGCAATGTTATTTATCTGGTTGCTTGTAAGGTGAAGGAGGTGAGGACATTGCAAGAGATACCAAGGCTGATGGATGATCATGAATTCCGGAAAGAACTGGAAAGAATTCAGGAGCACTTAAATGCGATCAGCAAGGGTTCAAATACCGTAGAGGTGCGGAGAAACTACCTGATCAGCTGTGTGACGGTGCCATCAGCAAAAATCTATACGCCGGATCAGTTAAGACAGATCTTTGATCTGACGTGGAAATAAGAAGAGCACCCGTATAAGCCGGCAAGCTTTGGGCGCTCAGAAAATTAGTCAACTATATTATATGAGAAGAAAGGAAATTAGTCAAATGATTAAAGCAACATCACAGTCCGTTTGCAGCGGAATAACGGGATGCCAGGTAGAACTACTTGGATCAGGAGCAGAACTGATAAAGGAATATAAAGGAGTTACAGTGGCAATGTATAGATCACTTCGCGGACATATGCCAGAAGAACTGGCAAAGGAAGTTCTGGTAAGTATTACAAAGGAAGCCATTAAACAGGCGGAGGAGAAAAGATGAAGACGCTGAAAATTACAACGGATAATAAGATCTCTATCGTCGATGTAGATTTTAAGGATTTCAGATCTATCCAGCAGGCAGTCGGCGGATATTTCGAGACTGTGAAGACAAGAAAGATGTGGGACTACTTCAAAGCTCCGGTGATTATGCTGGTTGATGAGGAAGGGTTAATCAAAGGACTTTCTTGCAATGCAGTGGCTTCTGTATTCTATGGAATCGAAGAGCATGGTTGTATGATTGCCGGCGATGTGATCTTCGGGTTAGTTCTGGGAGAAGATATTATCGGATTTGGCAATCGGGATGCGGAACAGTGGATGGAAAAGATGTTAAAAGACTTCCCTGTATTGCAAAAGGAGAACAGTCATGAGTGATGGAAAGATACATATTCCGGCCAGAAGGAAACAGCCGGTAGATGATCAGATGGTGGTCAAAGTAACACCGGAAGCATATAACGCACTGGTAGAGATTTATAATGAATCAACTTTATCACTTAAGCAGATTGCAAGTCTTTTAATCGTAAAGGCTGCAGAGCAAGTGGTGTATGACAAAGAATAGTCGGAGGTAGAAATATGGCAACATTATATGAATTAACAGAGGAATACAGGCAGCTTTTGGAAATGATGGAAGATGACACCGTTGATCCGGAGGTGCTGCAGGATACATTGGAAGGCGTAGATGGTGAAATTGAAGCAAAGGCAGATAACTGCGCAAAGCTGATTCGTGAACTGAATGGTGCGACAAGTGTGATCAACGAAGAAATTGAGCGTTTAAAAGTGAGAAAAGACGTGATCTCCAACAATGCTGATAGAGTAAAAAAATATCTTGAGAAGGCAATGATCGATACCGGAAAGAGAAAATTTAAGACGGCTTTATTCGGATTTAATATTCAGAAGAATCCGGCATCAGTTGTAGTTGATCAGGAAGATAAGATTCCAGAAGAGTACTGGATTAAGCAGGATCCGAAGCTGGACAAGGCTTCACTCAAGAAGTGGCTTAAAGATAACCCGGCAGATTTTGCGCATTTGGAGCAGAGCGAAGGATTAAGAATTCGATAGGAGATATGGATATGTGGGAAGTAAGAGTAACACAGAAATATACATCAGATCACGGAATTGATTTAGGAGAAACAGCAGTTTTTAGAGCACGTGGACTGACAGAAGTTGGTGAAATCATTGATACATTTAAGAAATATGGTATCGGAAAAATCAGTTATTCCATTACTAATGAACAGGAGGAAGAGTAAGATATGGCAACACCGGTATTAATTATTGGAAGATCTGGAACAGGGAAAAGTACGAGCCTTCGCAATTGCGTAGGAAATGATAATTGGAATCTGATCAGAGTATTGGATAAGCCACTTCCATTTAAAGGAAAAATTAACGGCTGGTATTCAGATGATTATCAGCAGATTATGAAACTGTTAATCGCATCAAAAGCAAAAAACATCGTAATTGATGATGCCGGATATTTGATTACCAATATGTTTATGAATAAGCACAGTTCCGCTGGAGGAGGAAACGGAGTATTCACTCTTTATAACCAGATTGGAGATCATTTCTGGAATTTACTTCAGTTTATTTCTACCATGGTCCCTGCAGACAAAATCGTATATATGATTATGCATGAGGAATCTAATGAACTGGGAGAGATTAAGCCAAAGACGATCGGAAAACTTTTAGATGAAAAGGTATGTGTGGAAGGAATGTTTACAATCGTGCTTCGATGCATTGCTGAATCAAATAAGCATTTATTTGTAACCCAGGCATCGGATGGAGCTGTAAGTAAGTCGCCGATCGGAATGTTTGAGGATTTAACTATTGATAATGACATTCTTCTGGTAGAAAAGGCAATCAGAGATTATTACGAATTAGGAGGAACTGGAGAAGATGAAAAAACCAAATAATTATGAAAATACACAGGTTCAGGGCGAATTTACTCCTGTGGAACTTGGCGGACATAAATTAGTGATCAAAAAAGTTGAAGAAAGAATGTCGAAGACTAATCGACCGATGATTGTTGTGTACTTTGATTTTGCTCCGGGAGATAAGCAGGCAGGTTATTTTGAAGAGGCATTTGCGAATGATATTCGTCCGGAAAAGAAATGGCCGAATCAGGGAACGAACTATATTTTGACAGAGGATAATGATGGCAACTGTAGCAGATCCTTCAAAACATTCTTAACTTGCGTGGAGCATTCAAACAATGGATTTGAAACGCAGTGGGGAGACAACTTTGGTCAGCAGTTTAAGAACAAACTGGTCGGCGGAGTATTTGGAATACAGATGGATTTTTACAATGGAAGAGAGCTTGAAAAGCGTGTTTTGAGATGGTTTGTATCGCAGGATAGAGTAGAAGAAGCCGAGATTCCGATGGAGACAGAAACGCAAGCATACAAGGATCATATTAATGGATATCTAGGATATCCGCAGGGCTCCACACCTGCAGGAGATGGATTTATGAATATTCCGGATGGCATTGATGAGGAGCTGCCATTCAACTAGGAGTGATGTAAGTGGATATACAAATTGATACAAGGGAAAAGCAGCGTGCTATTCGTAAAATTCTTAAGACATTCGATGATAATGGCGTAAAGCATTTTTCAAGTAAATTATTGGTCGGTGATTATATGAGTCTGGATAACCCCAGGCTCATCATCGATCGGAAGCAAAATCTGCAGGAGTTATGCGGGAATGTCTGCCAGCAGCATGAACGATTCAAGAGGGAGCTCCTGAAGGCAATCGATGCGGGGATACAACTTGTGATCCTGGTGGAACATGGTCCGGATATTCAGAGTCTGGAAGATGTGTGGTTCTGGGAAAATCCAAGGAAACATGAAGTCCGGTGGCGCATGGTAAATGGTAGGCGAGAAAAGTATGTGGTATCAGCCAAGGCGGTTGATGGGAATCAGCTATACAAATCCCTGTGTACTATTCGTGATCGATATAATGTCCGATTTGAATTCTGTGAGAAAAAAGATACCGGCAAAGAAATTATGCGGATCCTCTCAGGGGGGGGGGACCCCAGATGACCAGTGAGGAGATTAAACAAACATACAGTATGCGGGACATTTTAAATAAATGTGGACTTCCGCAGCCGAACCGGTCAGGCTTTATTCAGTGTCCGTTTCACAAAGGCGATCGGGAAGCTTCCATGAAGATCTATGATAAAGACTTTAACTGCTTCGGGTGTGGAGCAAATGGAGATATCTTTACTTTTGCTGAGATGTTTTATGGTATTTCATTTAAGGAAGCTTTCCGGATGCTAGGCGGGGGATACGATCCATCTTTCAAGTCATCCCTGGCCGTGTATCATGCAAAGAAAGAGAAGCTGATGCGGGAAAAGCAGGAGGAACGATTCCGGCAAAAACGAAAGCTAAATAATGATTTGATAGCAATATACCGGAAGTTCCTTGACCGGTCAGAGCCATTATCAGATGCGTGGTGCGATTGTTACAATGCACTGCAGCTTGAATTATATCATGCAGAAATATTAGAAAAAAGAAGGTGATCACATGGAGCCTTTAGCAAGGCTGGATAGTAAAAGCATATTGGCAGAGGATATCTTTTTAGAGATATTCGACCAGGAAGACGAGATAATGAAGGCTCGAATGATCCTTTCACTGACAGATCGAGCTGCAGAGCTTGGAGTAAAGAAGAAGTTCGAAGAGTTGTTAAAAGCATACAAGAAAGTGGATCGGGAGGCAAAGCAGCGGGAGCGCAAGAAGCCAATAGCAATGTTGGACAAGTGGACGAACTTTGAAGGACCATATAATAACATGTTCTGCGGAGCGTGGGTTGCCGGAGAAGATGGTATATTCGCACAGAACGACAGCCAAGTGGAAACAGTTGCGTGCTATCATCCAATTCTGCCAATAGAACGTATGAAGAACTTAGAGACTGGCGAAGAGCAGATTAAAATCGCATATAAGCGAAATGGACGATGGGATGAGATTATTGTCCCTAAAACGATGGTGACATCTGCCAGCAAGATCGTAGCTCTTTCCGGAAGAGGAATTTCTGTCACATCGGAAAATGCAAAGCTATTGGTACGTTTTCTGTCAGATGTGGAGAATATGAACGACAGCCATATCAAGGTTCAGTACTCCACCAGTAAGCTTGGTTGGATCCAGAATGATTTTATTCCTTATGACACAGAGATTGTGTTTGATGGAGATCAGCGGTTCCGTCAGACCTATGACAGTGTATCAGAGCGTGGAAACTGGGAGATCTGGCAGAGCCATATGCAGAAGCTCCGGAAGTCCGGCCGACTGGAAATAAAATTTATGATGGCCGCATCTTTTGCAAGCGTCTTGGTCAGTCTCCTGGGCGGACTGCCGTTTATTGTAGATCTTTGGGGAGAAACAGAAGGCGGTAAAACGGTATCACTTATGGTTGCTGCATCAATCTGGGCGAATCCGGATGAATCAGCATATATTGGAGATTTTAAAACAACGGAAGTAGCACTGGAGGCAAAGGCAGACATGTTGAATCATCTGCCAATGATCTTGGATGATACCAGTAAAACCAGTAGTCGAATCCGGGATAATTTCGAGGGCATGGTATACGATATGTGTTCCGGAAAAGGAAAAAGCCGTTCAAACAAGGAGCTTGGTATTAACCGGGAGAATCGGTGGAAGAACTGCATTTTGACAAACGGGGAACGTCCGCTGAATTCATACGTATCTCAGGGCGGCGCGATTAACCGTATTCTGGAAGTCGAATGCAAGGATAATGTTTATGAAGATCCGCAAGAGACTGCAGAGCTTGTAAAGAAGAATTATGGCATGGCAGGAAAAAGGTACATAGAAGCGCTGAAAAGTATCGGCAAAGAAGAACTGCAGCGGATGCAGAAGGAGTTCCAGAAAGAGCTTAAGGATGATGAGGCAATGCAAAAGCAGAGCTTGTCGTTGGCGATCCTTCTTACTGCAGATAAAGTTGCAACAGATTATTTGTTCCGAGACGGAGAATATATCACAATCAAACAGGCAAAAACCGTTCTGATCAACAGGAACGATCTTAGTGATAATGAACGCTGCTACCGGTATTTGAAAGACAAGATTGCAATGAATGAGCAGAAATTTGATGCGGAAAACAAAGTTGAGCAGTGGGGAATTCTGGAAGAAGGAAGAGCTATTATTTACAATCAGGCATTCAAGGATCTATGTAAAAATGGTGGATTTTCTGACAAAGCATTCCTGTCATGGGCGGACCGGAAAGGTCTGATCGAGACGCAGGGCGGACGAATGACAAAGGTGAAAAAGGTAGGCGGGAATCCTGTAAGATGCGTGTTCCTGAAGCTGAATGAGAATCTGGATGAGGATGGATTTGAGTCAGTAGAGGCGATGGAAATGTATGAGCAGGAGGAGTTGCCATTCAAATAAAGTTACCCGTTACCCAAGTTACCAGTCAATTTTTACCCTTATAGGGAAGATAAAAATATGTGAAAGTGAGAAAAATAAGTTCTCCTACATGGAAAAATGTGTGGTAACTCGGTAACCGAACGGCGAAAAGTCCAGAAAACACAGTGTTTTCAAGGCTTATAACGGTTTCCGTGTTTTGGTAACGAGCACTCAAAACGGTAACATTCGGTAACAAAGGAGTGGAATATGGAAGAATATGATAAGCGAGTCACAGCAATGTACAACGATTGTTGGAAGTTATACAGAAATTACACAAAATCACATGACATGAGGCAGTTTAACGAAGCAAAGGATGCTGTGATTGAGAAATATGGAAGACAGTGTGATGTGATTGATCTGGTGTTGTGGATAGCGATTCGTGTACAGACTTTGCACGATATGTGGGAAAGGGAAAAGAAAGATGGAGGAAATTAGGTGGTACGAAAAACTTAATTACACAGAAACGAAAGATATCATCAAGGAGAAGCTGCAGAACATGTCGAGAGATTTTGTGGCAATAGGATTCTACCTGAAGCTGATCAGAGATAAAAGCTTATTCCTGGAAGACGGATATAAATCAATATGGGAATTTGCAGAAGATAATTACGGTATCAAACGATCAACAGCATCCAGATGGATGGCAATGAACGATAGGTTCTCCAAGAATGGTAATACACCAATACTGTCAGAAGAATATATAAGCTTTGGAAAAAGTCAGCTGCAGGAAATGTTATATCTGGATGATAAACAGATGGAAGAAGTAAAGCCGGATATGACAGCAAGAGAAATTCGTGGAATACGTACACCGGATCCTGAACCGGAAGAAATTGAAGAAGAGATCCCAGAGCGGGTACCTGGACAGATGTGTGTGGAGGATTATCCGGAGATTCTTCCGGAAGAGGAACATGGTCCGGCAAAATGTATCACCGGAAAAAGTAGAAGTGGAATATGTGGAGCAGCTGCATATTGTTCAGAGAACTATAGCTGTTGTTCGGAATGTAATCAGAATTGCAATAGCAGGTGTGGGTGGCTTGATGATGTGTGCGACGTCGCACAAGATAAACAACAGCCGGCAGTTGAGAATGTGAATACGGATTGTCCTCCAGATCAAGATAGCTGTCCAAGACAAAACTGGGGAGCATCTCGTGAAGAGCAGCATGAAGGACAGAAAGAATGTGCGAAGTGCTGGAATCATTATAAGAGCTTACACAAACAGGAAAAGGTGGAAGTTCCGGAAGAAAAAGTGGTGGAAATCGAAGAGAAGATCCCAGCAGAACCTGTAACTGAAGAAGATGTAAGGTCGGAGCTGTATGAAGAAGTATCTGAGAAAACTGATATCGATATTGCCAGGGAAGAAAATCAGAAAGCTCAGACATATCTGGAGATGGCTGAGAAAGAATTCGGTCAAAATGATATCAGGATCCGGAAACAGAAGATTTTAGTTGCAGCATTGGCAGGATATATTCACGATCTGGATACGGTGATGAATCCACCAGAAGAACCGGAACAGCCAGAACTTCCAAAACTCAAGAATAATGATCAACGGAAGGAATGGCTCAGAAATTACAAAGACTGGGGACTGTGGTATCACGATGATCACATTGATGTGAATTATTACAAATATGATTTCGAGGATGGCAGTAGATTGATAGTAGCCGAATATCCAAAGAGAAAGTATTACTGGAATTCTGGTGAGTTAGAGGATAGTCATTATTTTCATTTGCTGGAAAAGAATAAAAAGTACTACGGAAGAGAAAAGACGTTTGATCAACAGTATGTGCATACCGAAGACAGTGAGACTCATTTGGTGGAATTCTTGAAGAATCTGCAGAAAGGGGCGAAATAAATGTTAGTAGAGAAGAACTTAAAAGAAGCATTGGAGTATTACATAAAAGGAAAACCTATAACAGCACTCTGGATAGGTGAAGACGGCGGCATGAATGCAATGCCGTTGACAGATATCCTTAATCGACCAGAGAATCACTTTCTGGTAGATGTGCCAGCAGTCGTAAATCCGGATTTTGAACAGGCTGTGCAGGATATGGTTGAGCCTGATCAGAATGAGAACGATGCTGAAAGGGACGAACAGCTCCCCCCCCCAGACCAACCGGAGAAGAAACTGGAAAAAGAAACGGTAGTAGCTCCGGGAAAGATGAGCAGGGAAGAAAAAAGTAAGATCATTCGTCAGTTGATTAAGAAAGGCTTGAAGAATAAAGAAATCGCTGAGTGCACAGGAATTCCACTTGGAACAGTCAACGGTTTATCAGGACCTATCAGGAAAGAGCTAAAGAATCCGGTAAAGGCGGAAATGATTAAGTCCGGAGATAATTCTGACAGACATAAATGCAGGACATGCCAGTACCGCCATAGTGATGCAGGCGGTTGTGATTACTGCATCCATACCGGTAGGGAACGTGGTTGTGAAGTGGAAGTATGTGACAAGGCAGTGGTAGGAGAAAGATTGACGAAGAAATAGGAGGAGATGAGATAAATGCGATATACAGAATATCATGCCGGAAAAGCAGTGATTAAGGATAAGAATAAGTTGTCAGAAGCTATGGAGAAGCTGGCAAGATATGAAGACGTCGAGGAAAAGGAAAGGCTTGGTCAGTGGATTCCATGTAGTGAGAAGTTGCCGGAGGTAAATATACCAGTTCTTACTCAATGGGGAGTATATTATTCAGGCGAAATTTGTATTGAAATCTTATATTTGAATGAATTAGGAAGATGGCATGGAGATTCGGGTGAACCGAATGGGAAAGTAATCGCCTGGATGCCGTTGCCGACTCTGTACGAGGAAGGAGAATAATATGGATAAGACATATGCGCCGATAGAAAATAGATCGCAGGAAAAGATAAAGGTAGAGAACATTGACATTGTAGTGACCGGACCGAAAGAAAAACCATATTACGCCATTAAGTATAGAAAGGTAGGCAGTAACGATGACTGCATCGGATACGGTTCTTATACTCTGGAATATGTACTTGAATGGAAAGAACAGTGTTTTGAATTGATAGAGCAGGAAAATAATGATTTTGGCAAATGGATTCCATGTAGCGAGGGATTACCAAAAGATAGACAGATTGCAGTAGCTGATATTGAATGCGGCATTGAGGGCAGAATGTGCATATTCGCCTATTTTAAAATCGTTGATCACATGGGGTGCTGGATAAATGCCAATACGGGTTTTCCTGTTTTAGTCAATGTTGTTCAGTGGACACCATTGCCGGAGCCATACAAGGAAGACGACGATTGAATCATAAGAGACAGGATTGTAGCCGTGATTAAGATATTGCTTATGATAATTGGGTTAATAGTGATTTTTAGAAATTAAGAAAGGAATAGTAAATGTATGTAGAAGTAAGCGAAGGATTCCGAAAAACCATTGCAGACATTGTTGATTGTTGTGTAGAAGGAAATACAAACAGCTGCACATTGGAAGTTGAGGTAAGGGAAAACGTCAGCCTTGTGATTGATATGAAATTTGAGGTGAAGGAGAAGAAGGTAGATGAATTACAAAGTTGAAAAGAAAATCGTTTGCAAGGAAACAGGCGAAGAATTAAAAGTTGGTGATGAAGTATCGATTCGATATATCAGTGGTGGCGGTAATGGTTGCTGCCGGATCACAAAGATTACAGATACAGGATTCCATTACAGTACCGGAGGAACAAGACGGGATAAGAGCGTACAGCTTAAGGATATAATGGAAATCTGGAAGAGAGAACAAAACGACGAAGGAGCTGAGAAATGATTGAGCAGAGGAAGAGAAGGAAGACGGGTAAGAATAGATGATCAAAGACGATATGGCAAGCTAGAGAACAGTTGCAATGCGAAGGCAAGTGAGAGATTCCACAGGAAGCCGTATCAGAGCTATACGGTGGATGATTACCTGAAGAAGATGGGAGTAGACATAACGAAGGGAGTAGATGCCGGTGGACAAGAACATTCTGATTGAGTATGCGGATATGAAAGAAGAGATAAAAGACCTACGACGAAGAATTGAGCAGAATAAAAAAGAATTATTCAGATTGAATGGACAAGTTGTTATGGATTCAGTATCATGCGGGAAGAAGGGAAAGAAACCACTGGGAACGGTTAAGATCACCGGCAGACCGGTCACGGCTATTTCTCGGAAAGAATCATTGCTGAATAAACGGATCCGCAGACTGGAAGAGCTGGAAGAGGAACTCCTGGAGCTGACGATACAGGTGGATGAGTACATAGAGACGATAGAGAAGAGCGAGTTGCGGATTATCTTCCGGTTGTATTTTCTGGATGATTTATCGTATCCGAAAGTTGCTGATCAGATGAATCAAAGGTTTCCAAAGCGCCGGATCAAGTATACGGATGAGAATATTCGTAAAAAAATTCAAAGATATTTTGAAAATGTCCCACAATGTCCTGATAAAAAGTGATAGAGTATAAACTGGAATTGATGAACAGATATTAAATCGTTCGATTAATTCTCCCACAACCTAATAAAACCGAGAGAAGACACCTTGGCAACGCGGGTGTCTTTTTCGTTGCGTAATTTAGAAAAATGCGTTATCATTTGAAAAAATGAGGGGGTAAGATTATTGGAAGAAATACGTAAACATATTAAATCAATGAGGGATACTGGTGATATGTATTACCTAGGAGCAAGAGTACTTGAAGAAAAACGTAAAGCTATGGTTGTGGAAGGTCAAACAGCAATTGAATTTGCAATAACGCAACCGTTGGTAACTGTATCCGCGGTTGCTTGTGAAATATATTTAAAGATGCTTGTTGCTAATAAGAAGGGCGAATTCCCTGGAAGAGGTCATAAATTAAAAGTTTGGTATGAGCGATTAGATGAAGAACAGAAGAAGTGTATTGAAGGTGAATTCAATAAATGGATTGAAGATAGAAGCGATTTTAAAACAGAACTTACTCAGATTAACAATTGCTTTTTAGAATGGAGATATTTATATGAAAAAGGATGGGTTGAAAACTCTGGTATAACGCATATAAGAATTGGATCTGTAGTAAAATTGATGGAAATTTTACATGATATGTGTCATTCATTGAAATTAGAATAACAGGAGGTGAGCCTGATGCGGAAAGTTGATGGCTCATTTTAAAATTACAAAACAAAAAGAGTCGGGTAGCTAGTCCGACTCTTTTGCCTTACTTTTTAAAGGTTAATAAATATTATTAATAATATGGACGAAATGATCACACAAGACATAGTGAACATTTCACGTGGAGCACGTAGTAATATGGTGTATACGAAATTAAAAATACGCTCTCCATAAGTGTCTACAATAAAAAGTAAGATAGATAAAATAATTTTGCTAATTTTTCCCATGCCTTTATCCTCCATGTATTTTTTCTTGGGTTACCATATTTTCGTCCATGAATAACCCAAGCACGGAGACAGGCACAGAGAGAAAATCAGCTAAGAAAGATGGCATGAGGTAGCAATTAGCGAGCTACATTAATGAACGTAATCCTTAGAAACATTTTTAGATATGTATTCTAGGACAGGAATATCCGTAAGTTCATCTATTATCACCCCTCTTCCTCGTGTAAGTGTATACACCAAAATAATTATAGCATGTGAAAGTTGAAAAATAAACGATTTTAAATATTAAATTTAAGTGCCCTCAGGGGTGCTTTTCTAATGTAAAAAAAGGAGGTGAGTCTGAGTGACTGAAAAACAGAAAATATTTGCAGATGAATATCTAATCGATTTAAATGCCACTCGGGCTTACAAGGTGGCATATCCGAATGTTAAGAATGATGCTGTGGCGGCTGCAGCGGCTGCTAGGCTGTTAAGAAATGTTAAGGTTAAAAACTATATAGCCGAGCAGATGGAAAAGATCCATAACGAAAAGACTGCAGATGCACAAGAAGTAATTGAGTATCTGACGTCTGTTCTTCGCGGAGAAAGCACGGCACAGGAAATTGTAGTTGAAGGAACCGGTGATGGCTGCAGCGAAGCGAGGACGATGGAAAAATCCCCGTCAGAAAAAGAACGGTTAAAGGCTGCAGAGCTTCTGGGTAAAAGATATTCACTGTTCACTGATAAAGTTGAAACAGATGTAGATATGGACTTGAACATCTCGATCGATTACGGCGAGGATGATACCGGATGAAAATAAAGGTAGAAGCGAATGCTTGTTTCAAAGAGGTTGATCACAGTAAAAAACGATATATCGTGATGAAAGGTTCTGCCGGATCCGGAAAGAGCATGGACTCAGCGCAGAATTATATCATTCGGTTGATGAACGATCCGGGACGTAATCTTTTGTGCGTTCGAAAAGCTGATGTAACGAATAGAGATAGCACTTTTGCAGAATTGCAGAGTGCTATTTTTCGTATGTTCGGAGAAAGCTATAAGAAGTATTGGTACATCAATACTTCAAATATGCTTCTGGAATGTAAGAACAATCATAACCAGATCATTTTTCGTGGAGTAAATGACGAGAAGCAACGTGAGAAGCTTAAATCAATTACCTTCAAGCGCGGGAAGCTTACCGATGTTTGGATAGAGGAAGCCACAGAGATTACACAGTCAGATTTTGAAATCATCGATGACCGACTTCGAGGTATATTGCCGAAGGGATTATTCTACCAGATCAGGTTAACATTCAATCCGGTGTCATCACATCACTGGATTAAGAAAGTGTTCTTTGATCGTGCCGATCCGGATGTACTGACGCATCAGTCAACCTATGAGAATAATCGGTTCATCGATGAAGCGTATCACAGACGTATGCTCCGGCGTAAGGAAGTAGATCCGGAAGGTTATCGGGTGTATGGTCTGGGTGAATGGGGAGAGGTTGCCGGTCTTATCCTTAAGAATTATGTCATAGAAGAATTTGACCGGAATCCGGAGAACTATGATTACATTGTGAACTCACAGGACTTTGGATTTAACCATGCCAACTGTATCGGCGAGGTAGGATTCAAGGACGGAGATCTGTATTTGTTCCAGGAATTGTATGTGTATGAGATGGACACAGAGGAGATCATTAAGCTGGCCGCCGGAAGATTCAACAAGAAACTGAGGATGTGGTGCGACTCTGCTGAGCCGGACCGTATCAAGATGTGGCAGAAAGCCGGATACAGGGCAAAAGGAGTCAATAAAGAGACAAACAGTGTTCATGCTCAGATAGACTATTTGAAGCAACACATGATTCACATACATCCGTCCTGTGTGAATACCATAAAAGAAATACAACAATGGAAGTGGAAGAAGGATGAGCGTACTAATACTTATCTGGAAGAACCAGTTCCATTTTTTGATGATGCAATGGCGATGCTACGTTATTCCATCGAGGAAGAGCGTAAGGCTAAGCCGAGACTAAACAGAAACCTGAAAGGAGGACTATAAAGTGTTATTTCGATTACCGTCAGAGGAAGAGCTGACAGATAACAAACTGAATGAATTCATAGCAAAACATAATGCAGAGTGCGCCTTTCGGTTCAAACATCTGAAAGATGCGTATGAAACAGACTACCAGATTTTTCACCAGAAGCCGAAGCCGGATTATAAACCAGACAACCGTATTGCTGTGAACTTTGCAAAATATATGGTGGATACATTTAACGGATATTTTATCGGGAATCCAATTAAGATATCTGTGGATGATGATGCTGCAGACAACATCAAAAAATATGTGGAGCTCCTGGATCAGTACAATGATCAGGATGATAATAATGCGGAGCTGTCGAAGATCTGTTGCATTTACGGCAAAGGATACGAGATGTATTACGTGGATGAACTGGGGAATATAGGGATTACATATCTGACACCGTTCGATGCTTTTATGATCTACGATGATTCGGTGCTGTGCAGGGAACGGTATTTCGTTAGACTGTACATAGATTCGAATGATGTACTGCATGGAAGCGTATCAGATGCGGAGAAGATACGTTGGTTTACCCAAAAGGGAAAGCTTGTCTGGGAGAAAGAAGAAAAGATACATGGATTTGACGGAGTGCCGGCTACAGAGTATGTGGAGAACAAGGAGCGCACATGTATCTTCGAACCGGCAATCTCGATGATTGACGCTTATAACAAAGCGATCAGCGAGAAAGCAAATGATGTAGATTATTTTGCGGATGCCTACATGAAAGTACTTGGAAGTAAGTTGGAAGATGAGGACTTGGAGCATATCCGTGATAACAGAATCATTAATCTGGAAGGAGACGCTGATACTGTTATAGTTGACTTCCTGCAGAAACCAAACGGAGATACCACACAGGAGAACTTGATTGATCGCTTGGAGAAATTAATATTCCAGATCAGCATGGTTGCTAATATCTCAGACGAGAACTTCGGTACAAGCTCCGGCATTGCCATGAAGTATAAGCTGCAGGGAATGAGCAATCTGGCCAAGACAAAAGAACGAAAGTTTACATCCGGAATGAACCGGCGGTATAAACTAATCTTTTCCAATCCGGTATCCGGAATGAAAGAAGATGACTGGGTAAAACTGCATTACCATTTCACGCCGAATATTCCATCGAATGTACTGGAAGAGAGTCAGATCGCCGGCAACTTGGATGGAATCGTATCACAAGAGACGCAGCTTGGTGTACTGTCTGTCGTGGATAATGTGCAGAATGAGATGGAAAAAATCGAGAGCGAACAGGAAAAAGCGAAGACAGATCCTGTTATGACACAAATGTTCGGAGGTGCAGGTGATGGCAAGCCAGGAGTACTGGAAGAACCGGGAAACAGAAGCAAAGAAACATAATATCATAGACGAAGAAGAATATAACCGCCAGATTCAGGAAATCTACCAAACCATGATTGATGAAATCACAAAGGAAATAAATGGATTCTATGCAAGATATGCCAAAAAAGAAGGTATTACGATGGCAGAAGCAAAAAAGCGTGCAGATAAGCTTGACATCGATGCCTATGCCAGAAAGGCAAAGAAGTACGTGGCAAAGAAAGATTTCTCAGATGAAGCAAATGAAGAGATGCGGATCTACAACCTGACTATGAAAGTGAATCGGCTAGAGCTCCTGAAGGCGAACATTGGCCTGGAGATGGTATCAGGCTTTGATGATCTTCAAAAGTATTTCGATAAGAAACTGACAAAGAGAACATTGGATGAATTCCGGAGGCAGGCGGGGATCCTTGGAAAGAGCATTATGAAAAACGAAAAGTACGCTCATGCAATTGTGAATGCATCGTTCAAAAATGCCACATATTCAGATCGCATATGGATGTATCATGGTATGCTCAAAGCAGAGTTAGAAGGACTGCTTGCATCCGGACTAATCAAAGGAGAGAATCCGCGTAAACTCGCTAGACATCTAACGAAGCGTTTTGGAGTATCAGCCTATAATGCTGAACGACTCATGGTAACAGAACTGGCAAGAGTGCAGACAGAGGCTCAGAAGCAGTCTTTTATCCGTAACGGCTTTGATGAGTATGTGTATGTTGCATGCACAAAAGGCGATGTATGTCCGATTTGCAAAGGGCTGGACGATAAGCATTTCAAGGTAGATGATATGATGCCGGGAGAGAATGCTCCACCAATGCATCCGAACTGTCATTGTAGCACAGCCGCATATATGGATAATGAGGCTTATGAGGAATGGATAAACAGCTATCAGGAACACGGATTGAATTTCGAAGATTGGCAGTCTTCTATGGAATCTGAAAAATTGGTTGATAAATTAAGCAAATATGAAAAAGATTTCGAAAAACTGACAGAAGGATATTCTTATGATGAGTTTGTAAATGATTTTGGTAGTGTAGAAGAAGGTTTTGATGGTTCTGATGCTAATGAAATAAAGAAAGCAAAAGAAACTGCTGAAAAAATTGAGAAAATAAGGAAGAAACTTAATGATAAAGAAAAAAAGAATTATAAATCCAATGCCAAAGAAGATCCGATTGCGAAATTCGAATCATGTGGCATAAAGTTTAGAAACAATTCATCGACTGAGCTATCAGAGGAAATCATAAACAAATATGCGGACTTTGTTTCGGATTTTGAAGCCAAGCACGCAAGCTATTTTAATAAAAATAAATTGCAACTAAATTCGATATCTGTCGTTGATGATTTAAAAGAAAATGGAAAAACGGCAGCAGGTGCGTATTATAGTAAATCAAGATCAATCAAGCTTATGAAGAAATCTATTGAATCCAAACCAACATCGAAACTGATAACATATTCAAAATCGGATGACTATAAAATACATTTCTTTGCACATGAGTATGGCCACTATATAGCAGATAGCTTGAATAAAAATTTTTCAGTGGAGGATTATGACATTGTCCAAAGTAGTTTGCTTAGGTATTTTGATGGAGACATATTTAAAGCAAAAACAAGTAATCTGGTAGACGTTTTGGGATCATATGGAAGTAAAGATGCACGTGAAGCATTTGCAGAAGCATTTGCAGAGGCTTATACATGTAAGAACCCAAGAAAATTTGCAAAAATATTTAAAGAAGAGTTGGAAAAGACGTTAAAACGTAGCAGTTCCACCGGAAGATATCAGAGCTCTATTGCAAAAGGTAAAGGAAATGATATAATAAATTCAGGAGCTGTGAAAGGAGCTCTTACAGATAAGAATGATCCATTATATGTAAAAAGAGATGCACACGCTATTAAATATTATGAATCTGTGAGACGTAGCAAAAAGAACAATATGGTCAAGACCATTGCGAATAATACGGGAATATCGGAAAAGAGCATTAACAAGGTATATGATCACGTATTTATAAAAGAACATGAACTATACGGTGGAAAGCGAAGATTTGATCCAGATTATGATATGGCGGAGTCGTTCAGAAGATTGCGTGAAGGAAAGAACATCCAAGAGCATGATTTGATAATGCTGAAGCATGAACGGTTGGAATACGAGTTGATGAATAAAAAACATATGAGTTATCAGGAGGCGCACCGTTTGGCAGAGAAAAAATATAATTATCAAAAAGCTTTAAAGGAGTTCAAAAATAAAAATAATTTGTAGAAGGGAAGTGGACAGATGCTGCGAATTGAATTGATTGAAATTACAGAAGCGGATGTAAAATACAGATATTATCCGGAAGATTCAAAAGAATACGGTGTTGTTATTTTTAGAAAAACAACAAGGGAAAGAGATATTGAAGAAAAAGCGGACGGATATGATATGAGCTATGCAGCACATGCGTTGAGACGTCTGGAAGAATATTGTGAAAAGAACACTTTCCCAAAAGAAGATATTGTAGCTTGGGGTTAATTACCACTGATCATATTGATTGGTGGTATTTTTATACTCATTTTTCTCGGAAAGGATAGATACAATTTGATTGAAGTAACCGTCCGCAAGGATGAAATAAAGATATCGGGGCATGCAAATTATGCTGTTTTCGGATCAGATATCGTGTGCGCCGGTGTAACAGCACTTGCACAGACACTGATCAAGTCCATAAAGGACCTGACAGACGATAAAATTGAATATGAGATATCTCCCGGAAGGGTGGATATAAAGTATGGGAATCTATCGGAGAAGTCAAAAACTCTGGTGGATTCCTTTTTCATTGGCATCTGTATGATTGCCGAGGAGTTTCCGGAGTATGTCCGGATCATGTAACTTAATGTGACCGGGATGTCGTTAAACTACACATTCAAGATGCAACGACCTGGGCTTAAATGAATGGGGCGGGGCGGAAAGGATAGATAAGATGAAACACATGAATAATCACTGGAGAATTCCAATGAGCAACCTGCAGTTATTTACAGAGCCTGGAGGAGACGGCGGTGGATCCGGAGAAGGAGACGGTGCTGGAACTGGAGGAGATCCTGGAAGTAACAGCAACACAACAATGTCATTTGATGATTTCCTGAAGTTGGAAGGCAATCAGTCAGAGTTCGACCGACGTGTCCAGAAGGCTGTTAATACGGCTGTGACAAATGCACAGACCAAATGGAAGACACTGACGGATGATAAGGTATCAGAAGCAGAAAAGCTCGCGCAGATGACCAACGAGGAAAAAGCAAACTACCGGGCGAAGAAAGCGGAGGATGCACTGGAAGAGATGAAACGCCAGAATGCCAGATCGGACATGGCGAAAGAAGCCCGCAAGATGCTGGCAGATGAGAACATTACTATTCCGGATGAACTGGTTATGAACCTTGTAGCAGAAGATGCAGATGGAACCAAGGCAGCAGTAGAAGCTTTTTCAACCATGTACAAGGAAGCGGTACAGAATGCAGTGAAAGATGCTTTAAAAGGGAAATCTCCAAAAGCAGGCAATGGTGGAGATAAACCATCGATGACAAAGGATCAGATCTTAGCAGTGAAGAATCCGTCAGAAAGACAGAAGCTGATTGCTGAGAACATCACATTATTTCAGTAAGAAAGGAAGTATGAAACATGCATGATATTAGAAGATTAGGTCTGCAGGTATTTGCAGCACCGAATAACCTGACAGGAGAAGCGCAGATCCGGGTAAAAGCCAGAGAGATTGACTTTGTTACATCCTTTGGCAAGAACCTGCAGGCATTGTTAGATATTTTGGGAATTACCAGAATGATCAGAAAAGAAAATGGATCAGAGTTAAGGACTAAGACAGTAAAAGGAACACTGAAGTCAGGAGAGGTTGGAGAAGGTGAAGAGATTCCAATGTCTCAGTACACAGTAGAGGAACAGACATTTGATAAAATCAAGATTGAGAAGTACAGAAAAGGTGTATCTCTGGAAGCAATTGCCGACAAGGGATATGAAGCAGCTGTACAAGATACAGATGAGGAGTTCAAGTCAGATCTTCGAAATGTAGTCAGTGACAAATTTTATAAGCAGTTAATGGCTGGATCACTGGTAGGACACGAGTCTACATGGCAGATGGCTGTTGCAATGGCAATTGGTAAAGTTAAAGACAAGTTCAAGAAGATGAAGAGAACTGTGACAGGCGTTGCTGTGTGGGTGAACACTCTGGATGTATATAAATATGTGGGCGCAGCGGATATTACATTGCAGACCGCATTTGGATTTGAATACATGAAGAACTTCCTTGGAGCAGACGTTGTATTCATCAGCTCTGAGATTCCGGAGAATGTGGTTATTGCAACTCCGCTCAACAACATGGTCGCATATTATGTTGATCCGGGAGATTCTGAGTTTGCTAAAGCTGGACTTGGATTCACAACAGATTCAGAGACAGGATTTATCGGATTCCACTCAGAAGGAACATACAGCCGTATGATTTCCGATAACTACGCAATCATGGGCTTACGTCTGTTCTGTGAGTATCTGGATGCGATTGCTTACATCTCTGTAGGAGAATCTGATACACAGACATTAGGAACGTTAAATGTAACGTCAGAGGCTGGATCAGAAGCAGGAACCACGAAGCTGACGGTGAAAGAGCAGTTAATGTCAATGAGAAACTGCTGGAAGTACAAAGATGCTGCAGCTGCAACTTCAGTAACTTACGGCATGGATGTTAAGAACTGGTCTAAGTGGGACGGTGAATCAGAGATTGCTTCGACAGCAACTCACCATATCACACTGGTCGAGTGTGATCAGAACTACAAAGCTGTTCGTTCCGGTGATGTGACTGTAACGGTTAATCCGGGAGCATAGGGGGTAAAAAAGTATGTATAAGGTAATCAAGCATTTTATTGATCTCCATGACAACGATCATTCCTATAACGAGGGAGATATCTTCCCGCGTGAAGGAGTAGATGTCAGCAAAGAAAGAATCGAGGAGCTGGCCGGCAGTAACAACAAACAGCACACTCCGCTGATCGAACCGGTAGAAGAGGATCAGGATAATGTGACCGATACAGATGTCGATGAAAAACCACCAGAAGCCGGAAAGAAGGAACCCGAAAATAAAGAGCCGGCAGAATAGGAGGATCGTATGATTGAAGATCTGAAAGCCTTGTTGGGACTGCCGGAAGAAATAGACGGAGCCTTAGAAAATAAATTACTGCTGATTTTAAAGGCCACCAAACAAAGACTGCGCTTTCTTCTCGGGGGATTGGAACCTCCGGAAGAGATGAATTATATCATCCTGGATGTGTCAATCATACGGTTCAACAGAATCGGTTCGGAAGGACTTTCCTCTCACAGTGTTGAGGGAGAAAGTCTTTCCTGGTCGGAGAATGATTTTGCGGGATATATGGATGATATCCGGGCATATCTGGATGATCAGAAAGAATCAAAGAAAGGTAAGGTGAGATTCCTATGAGATATGACACACCTATATACTTCCAGAAACTCACCCCTGGAGAGTATGATCCGGCTACCGGTAATTACGGGGAAGATGCGATATCGGAAGATATGAAGTCTGCCTCAGTCATGGATACCGGTACGAATACGATGATGCTTGTCTATTCCGGGATTAAGGAAGGCAGCCTTACCATTCACCTGCAGAATCATTATGACCGGCCATTTGACAGGATTCGCGTAGGGAATAAAACATATGGTGTAGATTTCAGCAGGAAGCTTCGGACGAAGCAGGTATATGTTGTGTCGGAGGTGGTGTGATGGGTGTGAAAATTGTTGGCATGGAGAAGGTTAAAGTTAAACTGAAAAAGAACATGGATTTAACTGCTGTTAAGATGGTTGTTCGCAAAAACGGAGCCGAATTGCAAAGAAATACTCAGAGGAATGCACCTGTTGATACCGGTCATTTGATGCGTAGTATTGATTTGGAAGTTACAGATGGAGGCATGACAGCTGAAGTAGAACCAACTGCAGACTATGGAGCATATGTAGAACTTGGAACCAGATTTATGAATGCTCAACCGTATTTGAAGCCAGCATTCGATGAACAGAAAGGTAAATTCAAATCCGATATGAAAAAACTTGTGAGGTGATAATCATGGATCCACAGCAGGAATTGTTCAGTACTGTTTTGGTGGCATTGAAAGAAAAATATAAGGATACGGGAGTTGGTGTGTATGATACAGTTTTACCACCGAAAGACACACCGTATCCTTTTGTTTACCTGGCGGATTGCTCCGAGAGTGACCAGGCTACAAAAAATGAGATTATCGGCGAGACTAATCTAACGTTGAAAGTCTGGCATGATAATATACGGCAGAGAGGAACGGTATCTGGTATCTTAGCAGATATCAAAAACATCTGCAGGTCTATCGAACATACAGCACACTATGCCTGGAATATGCAGAGACCAACACAAAGAATTACGCCGGATAATACAACGAAACAGCCGCTTCTTATGGGAATTTTGGAAGTGGGATATAAATTTAGTTAGGAGATGACAATAGTGAAGAACAGAAAGTTATTTGGACTGCAGTTATTTGCGGAAGTAGTGGCAGGTAAAAAGATTGTGTATCTGTACCGTATCGCAAGCGCAGAGAAAGATCACAATGCAACAGCACTTGCATTTACGACCGAAAATGAACGTACGAAATCAAGAGATGTCGAAACAACGGCTACAAAGGACGGAACCATTGTAACACCTGGAACCACGGAAGGGGAGGTTACAGCTTCCAGCAAGTTTAAAGCCGGAGACACATTCATCGATGATTTAGAAGATGCAATGGATAACGGGGAGACGATGGAAGTATGGGAAGTAAATCTTGCAGAGCCACAGGCAAGCTCAAGTAATAAGTTTAAAGCGAAGTATTTTCATGGATATCTTACGGAATTTGATCAGACATCGAACGCAGAAGACGACGTGGAATTTTCGCTTACATTTAAGCTTGAAGGAAATGGCGTAAAGGGATATGCAACAGTAACCGACGAACAGCAGGAAATTGCGGCATATACATTTAAAGATACTCAGAAGACAGGAGCTTAAGAGGGCGAGAAGATTCGTCCTCTTTTTGATGTGCAACATCGCACAGAAGGGAGATAAGACAATATGATGGAACTTACAATCAACGGAACAGTATATCAGTTTAACGCAGGAATCGGATTCATGAGAGATGCCAATAAGTTGCAGAAACAGCGCCAAAATGGAATCGAAAAAGAAGTTGGATTGTCATCACTTGCTGGAGGACTGGTGGATGGTGACATTGAAGATCTTATTACGGTACTTGATCTTATGAATAAAGGGCGGGAACCGAGAATCCCCAAGGAAGAGATTGAATTGTATATTGAAGATCCAAACACGGATATCGATAAACTGTTCGGAACTGTGATCGATTTTTTATCGAATGCAAATGTATCGAAAACTATTATGAAGAAAATGATTCATTTCAAGGAAGTCATGGAAAAGTCTCAGGACGAGAAAGTGAGAGCTATGGTTTAGATTGGTTTGACACAATAGTCGTGAATTGTTTTCGATATTCTATTTGCAGGAATATTTGTGACGTTGAACAAATGACAATGAGAGAGTACATGTTGCAGATAAAAGCAACAAATCTTGCAGAGGTAGATCAACTATACCATATTCATATGCAAGCATTTCAGAATATGCGCGCAAGGGCGCAGAAGAAAGCAGGAAAAGGAAAAACAAAACCGGCATATACGAGATTTCGACAGTTCTTTGATTACAAAAAGATGGTAAAAGAGGTCCTGATAGCAAAAGGAAAGGGCAGCAGTCTGTTTGATTATTATAGAAGAAAGGAGGTATGAAAATGGCAGAGAGTTATTCCGTGAAAGCAATATTATCGGCGGTGGATTCTGGCTTCACATCGACATTCAGTAAAGCTCAGAGCGCTACAGATTCATTAATGAAAACTGTAAAAGGAACTGCTCTTGGAGCATTAGCATTTAAGGGAGTATCTATGGCTGTTAGCACTTTGACATCAAATGTAAGCAGTGCAATAAGCCGTTTTGATACGTTGAATCAGTACCCAAAAGTATTGAAACAAATGGGATTTTCGGCAAGTGATGCATCGAAGTCCGTCAAGGAGTTGTCTGATGGAATACAAGGAGTTCCAACTTCGCTTGATGAAATTGCGTCAAGCGCAAGATTACTTACCTTGACTACAGGAGACTTGAAAAAATCTACAAAGCTTGCATTAGCCATGAATAATGCCTTCCTTGCTTCTGGATCCTCTGCAGCTGATGCCAGCCGTGGTATGACGCAGTTTACTCAAATGCTGAGCCGTGGAAAAGTAGGCATGGAGGAATGGAGTACATTAAATGAAACCATGAAATATGGATTAGTTGAAACTGCTAAAAAGCTTGGAATCACAAGCGGAAGCACTACGGAGCTTTACGATGCTTTGAAAGAGGGGAATATTACATTTGATCAGTTCACGGATGCTTTGATTGAATGTTCGGAAGCGCAAGGGGGATTCGCTGAGCTTGCAAAGACGTCAACAGCAGGAATCGCCACATCTATGACAAACTTAAAAACAGCAATTGTCAAAGGAATGGCAGACAGTATTACAGCAATTAATACATTTCTAACATCCAATAAATTACCAACTATTACACAGATGATTGATATGGTAAAAGATTCAACTGCAGAGGCGTTTAAACTGATTAACGGTAAGATCGGTGAGTTTAATGGGAAAGGTCAGGAACTCCTAGGGACAGTGAAAACTATCGGGGCAGCTCTTGGAAGTTTCGGGATTGTATCTGGAGCGAATGATTTCTTTCAAGGAAAAACATGGCAGGTAGTAACGATTGGGATTGATGGAGTAAAGGCAAGCATCGGGACGTTGCCGAACACCATAAAGTCAGTAAGTGCGAAATGGCACGAAAACATGAGTAAGTTGAGTGTTGATTCGATTGGAAAAGGCATAAAAAGAAATATTGGAAACGTAAGAAAAGATTTTAGAAATTTTGGTAAATCAATAGATTCGTTTGGAGAAGCAGTAGCTTTGTCGATGGAGACAGTTTCAACAAAGTTTTCGAATGTAGGAATACAGGCTTGGATTGCAATATCTGGAATGGGAAATAAAATTGCAGGAGTTGGAAACGGAATAGGAAAATCATTGCAAGGGATAGTAGGGAAGGTAACGAAAACTCTTGGAGGAATAATAACAAAAATCGGAACTATTTTAAAACCCTTCCAAATGATCTGTTCAGCGGCAACAGGTCTTGTTAAGACTGTAGGAAGTGCCATCCTTGGTGTAGGTTCGAAGATTGCTTCGGGGGTAACAACAATTATGGGAATGGCGTTAAAAGCACTTATGCCGGCAACGCTTATCGCAGCAGCTTTGGCGGGACTTGGAGTTTTGTATCAGACTTTTGGAACGCAGATTGATCAAATGCTGTCACTGGCACAGACAAAAGGACCACAGATTATAACGAACCTTGCGAGCGGAATGGCGAGTAGATTGCCAGAATTGATTCAAAAAGGCGCTCAGTTAGTAGTAGGATTGATGAATACGATTACAGCAAATCTGCCGGCTTTAATACAGGGCGGCGTAATGCTTGTGCAGTCATTGATTTCTGGGTTGATTAGTGCGTTGCCGCAGCTGATTTCATCGGCGATGAACATGGTGTCAACATTGGTTACGGGGCTTGCAACTGCATTGCCGCAGCTGATTATGTCTGGAATGCAGTTGTTATTGGCCTTAGCACAGGGAATTACACAGAATTTACCACAATTAATTAATTCAGCTGTTACAGCAATCTCGACATTTGCACAGGGAATTTTAAGTAACCTTCCGACAATACTTACGACAGCAGCACAGATTATCGGAATACTTGCATTAGGGTTAATCAGCGCAATCCCCCAGCTTGTAACGGCACTGCCGACAGTGATTTCGGCTATGGTTGATACAATTATGTCAACGGATTGGCTTGCCGTTGGAAAACAGATAGTTTCCGCTATTGGAGAAGGTATCTTTGGAGGACTTAGTAGTATAGGTGGGAAGATTGGAAACTTTTTTGGAAGCATCAGCGATTGGTTCGCCGGAGGAGAAAAAGGCGGACAAAGCGTAACGTCTGGTACAGTATCTTCAATCAATGCAGGAGCTGGGCAAGTTTCAAGTGCAGCCACAAGTTTGGGTACCGCAGCAGTTAATAGTACATCTACAGGGATACAGGCAGGGATGGGTGCACTTACAACCGCAGCCAATTCAGTAGCAACAACTACGACTACGTCTCTTGCACAAGGAATTACAGGTGGTGGGGCAGAAGTCTCAACAGCAGCAACAAATGTAATGGCAACAGCAACAAGTGCAATATCGGCAGGATCTTCAACGGGATCCGTACAAGCTTCGGGAGCAGCGCTCAGCCAGGCTGTGGCGAGTGGAATTAATCAGGGTGCAGGAAGTGTGAAATCGGCAGCAATGACGATTACAAATAATTTTGCTCAAGGTATTAGTTCGGGAAGCATAAAAGCAGTGAGCGCAATGCAAAAAAGTATAAGTGCTATTTCAAACCTCTTGAAGAATCTGGCAACAATGGCAAAAACTTCGGGAACCACGACGGGGAACAACTTTAACAATGGAGTTCGTAGCGGCATGAACCGGGCAGTATCCACAGCAAGATCCATGTCTGCGTCTACAGTATCAGCCATGAGATCAGCTGGATCCGGTTCATACAGTTGCGGTGTATATATAGGGGCAGGTCTTGCAAATGGTATGGCAAGTCAGGTCGGACGTGTAAGATCTGTTGCAGCGCAGTTGGCAGCTGCAGCAGAGGCGGCAATCCGGGCGAAGGCGCAGATTCATAGCCCGTCAAAAGTAGCAGATAAGCTTGGCGGCTATTTCGGTGAAGGATGGGTAAATGGAATTTCTGACAGGGTCACAGATGCGAAAAAGGCAGCATGGAAACTGGTAGACATTCCGGATTTAGTTCCTGTTCCGGAAATTGGAGCTGGATTAAGAATCGGCATCGAAGATCTGAATGATGATTATGACTATACCAGAAACGAAACCTATACCATTTACGTCCCTGTTGAAGTAGACGGCAGGCAGGTGGCGAAAGCAACAGCGAAATACACCAAAGAAGAAATTGAACAGCAGCAGAAAAGAGATCTAAGGAAGAAAGGCATGAGATAAGGAGGGCAGATATGTATAAATTTGTGGACACTACAGAGAGACAGGAAGAGCAGATACTGCCTTCCGAAGCTCTCAACTTTAACGGAGTCTATTTTGAAAATGTAATTCCCGGATATCGGACACTATATGTGTCCGGCCGGGAAATGATTGAAACAGAAATAACAGATCTATCTACAGAGATTATGGACGGATCCAGATATCGGAGAAAACGATATAAGCCAAGAACCATCACTGTCGGGTATCAGCTGATCGCTAAGAGCAATGCAGAATTCCGGAATGCTTACAACAAATTGAATTCACTGTTGGATGTGGCAGAAGCGAAGCTGATCTTCCTGGATGAACCGGATAAGTATTATGTCGGAACAAAGGTAAATGCCGGCGATGTGCCGCATGGCAGAAATGCGATTACTGCAGAAATTGAGTTCTATTGCGCAGATCCGTTTAAATATTCCGTAGAAGAGTACGAGGTTGCACCAACTGCAGATGACGGAACAACATTTGTTGTTGATTATAAAGGGACCTATAAAGCACACCCAACATTCGAAGCGGTGATGGAAAATGGAGAGAACGGATTTATCGGATTCGTTGATCAGGATAAACATATTTTACAGTTTGGAAACATTGAGGAAACAGACGGAGAAAACTACAAAGCGAATGAAACGCTTGCAACGCTACAGGACTTTTTCGATGCACCAGATGATACATCCGGAACAGATTTTATGCATCCTCTCTATGGGGCAAAAGGAAAACTTGGAACGACAACTTGGTTTAACAACAAATTCCTATGCTTAAAAGAAGCAGGGGCGCAGGTTGGCGGTGCGAACGGAGGTCTCAGGACAGTTATCTTACCAGCAGATTCCAATGGAGATAAAAGTGGATGTAAAAATTTCTACGCATATTTCCATATCTTGTTTTATGCAGGATTGATGGGGCAGACCGGAGAAATGTGTATCAATTTTCTCACAGAGGATAACAAGCTAATCTGCGGCGTGAACTGGTATAAGACAGATATGTCAGGAAATACAGGATGCTATGAGCTGGTATGCTATAACCCGAACAAAAAAGATACGGATCACCAAGCGGGAAAAGTGCTGAAAACGTATGGCTACACGACCAGCCATTTACACACGCAAAACCCCTGGTATTGGGATTGGGGACATTGCGATATCCGGAAAGAAGGAAGTAAGCTTACATTCTTCTACTGGGGTGGATACCCGAGCTTTACGGTACCGGAGATCGAGGACATGAAATGCACCAAAATACAGATAGCAATCAAGCAATGGGGAACTAGATCCGGAAGCAGGTATCTGACATATAACGGAATCAATAATTTTTGGTTCCAAAAACTTCGTGTAGACAAATGGAGAGACGTGCCGAATAAATTCGCCCGAACCAGCAGAGTTGTTGCTGACTGCAAAGAAGCATCAGTAACTATGAATGGGTTGCCGAAACCGGAGCTGGGAGCCCTTGGTAACGACTGGGAAACATTTTGTCTGAAGCCAGGAGTTAATCAGGTTCAATGTTTGTGCTCCAGCTGGGCGAAGAAACCGACGTTTAGAATGAAGTACAGGGAGGTGTTCTTGTGATCATATATTTTGCTGACAGGGCAATGAATATTCTAGGATCAGCATCCACAGGATTACCGGAGGGACTGCTGATCACAAATGACAAAAAAACAGAAGAAATATCAGAAGGTGTAGCAATCTTCGAATGTAATTTGGATTATGATTTCGCAAATTCGAATAAGGACGAAAAACAGGAAGTCGATGTGAAGAAGCTTGCAGCAGTCGGGAATTTCATCTTAAAACAGAGCGCAGACGACGGTAAGGCAGAAGTTTATACGATTATTGATTCGACGATAGATCCGATTCAAAAGGATGCATCCATCTATGCTGAAGATGCGGGACTGGACCTACTGAATGAAGTGGTTGGAACATACACTGCAGACAAAGCATATAGCATTGATCATTATATTAATAAATTTGCATATGATTCCGGATTCGAAATCGGGATCAACGAAGTAAGCAATCTTACAAGAAAGTTATCCTGGGACGGTGAAGCTACAGCTACGGAAAGGCTATTGAGCGTAGCTACGCAGTTTGATAATGCTGAGATTGAATTCTGCTTCAAAGTCGAGAATATGGCTGTGACTGGAAAATACATCAATGTGTACAAGAAGAGGGGGAATGATTCAGGTATAACTTTGACCATTGGTAAAGAGGTTAGTGGATTTCGAATCAAGAGTTCTATCGCAGATCTCGCAACAGCATACCGCTGTACCGGCGGAACACCGGAAGGATCAGAAAATCCAATCACACTTGATGGGTATAAATATGATGATGGTGATTTTCATGTATCCGGGAACTGTGTGATGTCCAGAAAAGCACTGGAAAAGTGGAGCCGGTATCAGATCAAGACAGAAAAGAAAGAGAATGATGTGGGGCATATTGTTAAAACCTTTTCGTATGACACAACTTCAAAGTCGGAGTTGTGCAATCGTGCCGTGTCCAGTCTTAAGAAGATCTGTGATGAAGCTGTTACCTACGAGGTAGAATTGTTATATCTTCCGGATGGGGTAAAGGTAGGTGATACGGTATCCATTGTTGATGATGACGATAATGCATATCTTACTGCAAGGCTGTTGAAATTAGAGACCTCGGAATCGAACGATACGAAAGAAGCAGAGCTGGGTGATTATGTAAGACAGGAAAGCGGAATTGATGAAAAAGTCATTGAGCTGGCAGAGCGATTTGAGAAGATCGCTAAGAATCGTAATTTTTATACGTGGACAGCCTTTGCAGATGATGAAAATGGAACGGGAATTTCGGCCAATGCTTACGGAAAAGATTATCTCGGAATCGCAACGAACCGGCTTGTGAAAGAAGCAGATCTTTCTGATCCGACGCAGTACACATGGGTAAAGATAAAAGGCGAGCAGGGCATTCCGGGAACAGCGGGTAAAGATGGTAAAACAACATATTTCCATATGAAATATTCGGCGGTACCGAACCCGACATCATACAGTGACATGACGGAAACGCCAAACAAATATATTGGAACCTATGCAGATTATGAACTGGATGACAGTACAGATCCATCGAAATATACGTGGGGAAAATTCCAGGGCGACAACGGCGAAGATGGTGCAGATGGAATTCCAGGGAAAAATGGAGAGAACGGCGAGACGAGTTATGTGCATTTCGCTTATGCGACCAGTGCGGATGGAAAAACTGGATTTTCGACAACAGATACTGTTGGGAAAACATACATGGGACAGTATGCAGATTTCGAAAAAGCTGATTCTGAAGATCCGACAAAGTACCGGTGGGGAAAATTTCAGGGTCCAAAGGGAAAAGATGGCGTGGATGGTGTGGATGGTGAGAAAGGTGAACCGGGAGAGGATGGAATATCTCCAACTGTAGACATCACAAAATCCGGAAATGTGACGACGATCAGCATCACAGATAGAACCGGGGATCACGTAGAAACTGTAAAAGACGGTGAAAACGGAACGCCTGGGAAAGATGCCATATTGATATCAGAGACAGCGCCGGAAAAACCAGAGATCGATCAACTATGGCAGACTGCATCAGGCAAGCCTATAAAGCGTTGGACTGGATCGGAATGGGT